AGGATAAATTATGGCAACAAGTGGAACATATACATTTAACTTAGACATAAGCGATATTATGGAAGAAGCTTATGACCTTTGTGGTTTAGAGTTACGCTCAGGCTATAGCTTTAGAGGTGCTAAAAGAGCACTTAATTTAGTATTTCTAGAATGGCAAAATAAAGGTTTAAATCTTTGGACTATAGAACAAGGTACAGCTTCTGTTGTAGAAGGCACTAGTAGTTATACTATAGCTACATCTGCATTAGATGTTGTTGATGTATTTCTAAGAACTAATGCTGGAGATGTAACTAAACAGTTTGACCAAAGACTAAATAGAATATCTAAAACAGAATATAACCATCAATCTAATAAATTGCTTCAAGCAAAACCTACACAGTTTTATGTAGATAAAGGAACTGATGGTATACAAATAGTTTTATGGTCAACGCCTGACACTTCTTATACTTTAGTTTATGACTACATACAAAGAATTGAAGATACAGGAAATGTTGCAAGCAATAATGTAGATGTACCTTCAAGATATCTACCTTGTTTAACTTATGCCTTAGCATATAACATAGCTTGTAAATCACCTGAAGCTCAACAAAGAGTTCCTATGATTAAACAAAGATATGATGAGTTATGGAAAGATGTAAGTGATGCTGATAGAGAGAGAGCATCTGTTAGATTTGTTCCTGACTTAGGGACTTATGGTTATTAACCATGGCTTATGCAAGAGCAAGTAAAGCTTTAGGTCAATGTGATAGATGTGGTTTTACATTTAAACTAAATTTTCTAAGATACGAAATAGAAGATAGCAAACGAAATGGTATGAGAGTTTGCAATGAATGTTTTGATGAAGACCATCCACAATTAAAATTAGGCGAACTAAATGTTAGTGACCCACAAAGTTTATTTAATGCTAGACCTGATGGAGGAGAAGTAGAATCTACAACATATTATTCATTTAATCCTGTAGGTGGAGGAGTAGCACAATTTGGTTCTAGTACAATGGGTTTAAATATAAAAGGGCAAATAGGAACAGTTAAAGTGAGTACATCATGAGTTTTACATTTACAACATTAAAATCTGCTATACAAGATTACACACAAAATACTGAAGCAACCTTTGTTGCTGATTTACCGACATTTATTGTACAAGCTGAAGATAGAATTATTAAATCTGTAGAGCTACCAAATTTTAGAAAAAATGTTACAGGTGCTGTAACTATAAATACACAATACTTAAAAACTCCAACTGATTATTTATATCCATATTCTTTAGCTGTAATAGATAGTGATGGTAATCATAATTATTTATTAAACAAAGATGTTAATTATATAAGAGAAGCATATCCAACAGCAGGAACAACAGGATTGCCAAAAGTATATGCACAGTTTGATGATGATAGTTTCATTTTAGGACCAACTCCAAGTGCTGCTTTTTCAATAGAATTACATTATTTTTATACACCACAGTCAATTACTGAATCAGCAGATGGAACAACATGGCTAGGAACAAACGCATCAGAAGCATTACTTTATGCTTGTTTATGTGAAGCCTATACCTTTATGAAAGGTGAGCCAGATGTTTTAAATAACTACGAAAAAAGATTTCAAGAAGCATTACAAAGACTTACACTACAATCAGATGGTTATAATCGTAANGATGCTTACAGAGATGGACAAAGGAAAATAAATGTTTAGTGTAGATGTAGAAAGTTCAATAGGAAATGTGGGAGTAAGAACTACACAAAACGAAGGTTTAAAGCCTGAATATTGGACTGAAAGAATAATGGAAAGGCTAGTTTCTGTTAGTGAAAATGCAGACCCTATGGTTAAAGCACAGGCTGAAGCATTTAAAGATACTATACAAACAGTTGTTTTATTATATATGAAACAAGCTATAGCAAGTGATAGAGCTACTGTAGCAGGATTATTAGAAAAACAAGGTCATAAAGAAATGGCTAATATCATTAGGAGACTATAATGGCGATATCACAAGCAATGGCAACAAGCTTTAAAAAAGAGCTACTTGAAGGAAAACACAATTTTTTAGCTTCAGGAGGCAATAGTTTTAAATTAGCTTTGTATACAAGTTCTGCATCTTTAGGTGCTACNACTACTGCATACTCAAGTACAAACGAAGCTAGTGGTACTAACTACACAGCTACAGGTTCAGCATTAACTAATGTTAATCCTGCGACTTCAGGAACTACAGCGTTTACAGATTTTGCTGACTTAACATTTAGTAATGCTACTATTACAGCTAATGGTTGTCTTATCTATAACGATACAAATAGCGATAGAGCAGTTTGTGTTTTAGCATTTGGCGGAGATAAAACTTCCACAGCAGGAGATTTTACAATTCAATTTCCAGCAGCAGACGCTTCAAACGCTATTATAAGAATAGCCTAATTTAGCTCATGGCTATTGTAGCAGGTTGGGGTAGAGGTACTTTTGGTCAACTAACCTTTGGCGAACCTATACCTGTAGTTGTTACAGGAGTCCAAGGAACTACCGCATTAGATGATGGTACTGCAGTTCAAGCAGCAGCCGTTACAGGAGTTACTGCTACTACTTCAACAAGTGGTTTAGGAGATGAATCCGTATCTTGTGCTGCTAATGTTGCAGTTACAGGAAATGCAGGAACTTCTGCTTTAGGAGTAGAATCTTTAGTTACCAATAACTTCTTGGATGTAACAGGATTTGTAGGAACAACCACTCTTGCAAGCGTTACTCCAAAAGCAAATGCAGACATAATAGTTACAGAAGGATTTGAAATAGTTTCAGGGACTATATTGACAATTAATGTTTGGGGTCAAGATGCACAAAATTTAACAGCAACCTATACACCAATCGCAGTAAGTCAATCACCAAACTATACTGAGATTACTTTATAAATGATATATAATTTTAACGAGGACATAATATGGCAAGTACATATGTAAACAATTTAAGACTAAACGAAATGGCTACTGGTGATGCTAGTGGTACATGGGGAACAACTACTAATACAAACTTGGAGTTGGTTGGTCAAGCTTTAGGGTATGGCACAGAAGGTATAACAACCAATGCTAATACACACACATCAACAGTTGCAGACGGAGCAGCAGATGAAGCTAGAGCGATGTATATCAAATACACAGGCACACTTGATTCAGCTTGTACTATTACTATTGGTCCTAATACCTTAAAAAGAGTACACATCATCGAGAACGCTACTTCTGGTTCTCAAAATATAATTATTAAACAAGGTTCTGGAGCAACAGTAACTATAGGTAATGGAAATGTTAGTGTTGTTACTTTAGATGGAGCAGGTTCTGGAGCAGCAGTATTAAATGCTTTTACTGATTTAGAAACAGCAGGAACAATTACTGTAGCAGGAAACTTAATAGCTTCAGCAGACGCAACAGTAGGTGATGATTTAAGTTTAGTTTCAGACGCAGCCGTTCTAGGCTTTGGTGCTGATACTGATGTAACTCTTACTCATGTTGCAGATACAGGTTTACTATTAAATAGTTCTAGACAATTACAATTTGGTGATTCAGGAACACACATAAGTCAAAGTGCTGATGGTACTTTAGATTTAGTTGCTGATACTGAAATAGAAATTAACGCTACTACTATAGACATGAATGGTGCACTAAACCTTTCAGGTAATGCTTTAGTAAGTGGTGAAGTACAAACAGCTAACATAGGCTATACAGATGGCGACAACGCTATTGTAATTGCTGATGGTGGTGGTATTACTGCAGCAGCAGGTATTACTTCTACAGCAGCAGCTAACACACTTGGAGCTACATCATTTAATGATGCTAATATTACTAGTGTTGGTTCTATTACAGCCGTTTCATTAGACATCTCAGGTGCAATAGATGTAGACGGAACTACTAACCTAGACGTAGTAGATATAGATGGTGCTGTGGATATGGCTTCTACACTACAAGTTGACGGAGCTATTACAACATCAACTGGTAACGTTATTGGAGCAAACACAGTAGCAGCAGCAAATGCAGCAGCAGACGAACTTGTAATTAAAGGTCCAGGAACAACTGCTGTAGGTATGACAATATCTAATTCTAGTGATTCAGGAGTAGGTAGTATTTTCTTTGGTGATACTTCTTCAAGTGCTGTTGGACAAATTCGTTACAATCACAGTACAGATGATATGACAATTACTGCTGATGATAACATTGTTTTAAATGCTTTAAGTATAGCAACATCTACAGCAGGAACTTCAAATGTAAAACTTGGTCTTAACGCAGGTAACTCCATTGCAAGTGGTGGTAATCAAAATACTGTCGTGGGCGATAGTGCAGGTACTGCGATTACTACTGGTGATGAGAATGTATTTGTTGGTTTTCAGTCTGGTGACGCATTAGTAGATGGTACTTTTAATGTAGCCATGGGTT